ACCCGGGCCCTCCGCCTGGCCGGAAGTGCCAGCGGCAGAGGGCGTGCATCCGTTTTTTGCCGCGTTCAGGAGCACCTGCCTCAGCGTGAACTCCTGAAAGAACCGCTCGCCGACGGGATAGAGATCCATGACGGCGGCGACGTTCTCGGGGCTCACCGGCGGATCGTCCTCGACCCCCGACCAAGCCGTGATATGCCGGGTGCCGAGTTCCTTGATCAGCAGGTCCTGGAACAGGCCGTCCCGCTCCGCCTCGTCCCCGAGGTCAGGCAATCCTTCCGGCGGCAGACCGCTTTCCCGGCGTTCCCGAGCCTGCGCCTCCAGCCTCTCGACCCGTCGCCGCGCGGCCACCTGCGCCGCCGCCATGCCGGCCGTGGTCAGCGGCCTGACGGTGACCGTGACACCGTAGGGGAGCTCGATCTCATAGGGTTCGGTTTGGGGTTTAAGGCTGATCATGCCCAGGTCCTCATGAATAGTCGGTCCCGTCCAGATCGTTGACGAGGGTGACGGTCAGCATCCGGCCCGCGGCATCGTTCTTCGCGCCCTGGAAATCGAAACTCGCCTGGATGCCGCCCGGACCATCGACGGCCAGCTTGGGCTTCGGCAGGTAGACCTCGTGGGCGGTGAACAAGACCTTGGCCGCGGCGCTCAGCGTATAGCCGAACTCCAGGTCCACCGGCGTGCCGCTTGCCGCATCGTCGATCAGTCCGGTATCAGAGAAGCGCACGTCAATGCGCCCGGTGAGTGCGGCCACCGTCGGGTCGGCGCCGTCGATCAGGCCATCGGAGCGGATGGTCTCGATCTTTTCGAGATTGTTGGCGTAGGTCAGCGAGCCGCCGGTCAGGTTGCCGACGGGCGCGCCGCCCCGCGTGATCGAGCCCTGGAACTGGCTGATGCGCGAAAAGGCGAGTGTCGTCGGCGTGCCACCCTGCGACGCGGCGTTACGCGTCTCTCCTTGGGCCACGGCGCTGATGGTGGCGGCCGCGGAACCTGAGCGCTGGAATTCGAGCGCAATGGAATTGAGTTTGACGCCGGTGTGCATGAAGAAGGCCGGCACCTCCGGCTGACCGACCTCGATCGAGTAGCTCGGGATATCCTGGGCGCCCGAGGCGAAGACGTGATCGAAACTGCCATCGAGATTGTCCGTCGTCGCCGGATCGCCAAGCAAACCGGTCAGCCAGAAACCGAGGTAGCGGGGATCGACGGGCACGACGATGTCGCCCTCGTCGTTGATCACGTCCCGCAGCGGCGCCAGAGGATCGCGCCCCTGGCCCAACACAGGATCATCGATCAACCCCTGTTCGCTCCCGAGCGAGCAGCGGTTGAAGGGCATGCGCACGTAATTGCCACTGGTCTGCGTGCCGTAGGCGGTTTCCCGCTTGAGCAACAGCGAGGCGTTGGCGCCGTAGGATCGGGCCATCTCAAGGTCTCCTGATACAGGTGAATTGTCAGCCCAGCGGGCTCTCAGTCTCGTATTCGACAGTCACGGTGATGGTGCCGGTCTTAATCGCGGGCGCGCCGGCCACCGCCTCGGTGTCAATCTCGGGGCGGCCGTAGGTCATGCCAAAGGCGAGGTCGCCGAGCATGGGATCGACATCCAGCACCGCGCCGATCCCTTGCACCAGGGCGTCGAAAGCCGCGTCGCGCGCCGCCGCGGCGCCCTCCTCGACGTAAACCTCGATCTCAACGGCGTGGCTGTAATAGGCGGATCCGAAGCCGCCCAGCGCCTGCTCGGGCTCACCCGGATCGCCGTCGCGGAGGACGACCAGTCCGCTGGCGGGGACCTTCTCGGGCACGGCCGTATTGCGCTCGACCTTGGCGCCCGGCACGGTTTCGAGGAGCCCCTTGATCGCCTCGAGGACCTGCTCCGTCTTGCTCGTGGCCAAGGTCTCACTCTGGTTTCATGTGCCGGCCGATCAGGGACGGCAGCCGCCGCGACCACCGCTCCGCCGCTTTCTTCACGTCGAGCCGCTTGCGCATGCGCACCTGCGGCACCAGGAGGAACATGGCCACGGGTGTCAAACCGCTACCGGTCCGTCGCGACCGCTCGCTCGCCTTGCGGAACCCCCTGAGCTCGCCGGTCTTGCGGCTATGGGACGCCCGCACGCCGTCCACCACCAGCAGCGACGGCGCGCCCCGCCGGTAGACGAAGCGCAGCGGTCCGTAACGGTGTTCCCGGAAGTTGGACGGAGTGATGCGCTTGCCGCCGACCCCGCGCTTCGGCGCCGCGGGCGTGGGGACGCCAGCCAGAACCCCGACTTGCCCCGAATCACCGCCCCCTCGTCGAAAACGCGGACGATCTGCGGGGCCTTGGACCAGACCAGGCTCGCCGCGTCGTGTCCCTTGTTGGGATAGGCGCGGCCCCGCCAGGTCCGGGCGAGTCGGGGGCCGAGGCCGGCCGCCACCACCTGCTTGCGCAGGCTGCCCTTGAGCCCGTCGCCGGCCTCCTTGACCCCGGCGGTGACGGCCCGCTCGATGCGGCGCACCTCGGCCTGCATGTCGGCCTTGATGGAACCGGCGATGGTCACCGCAAGTTTCACATCGGCCTCACGTCCAGCGTCCAGACCAAGCGTTCGGGATCGCGGACCGGCTCGCCCTGGACCACGTACTCCGAACCGTCCACCGTCAGCCGGTCGCCGGGACGTGGGCTTGCGACGTCGGATACCCGCAGGTCGAACATCGCCGTCTCGGCGTGGATGCGGGTATCGCCGAAGCCGACGATCTCGTCCGCACGCTTGGCGATCACCCGGATATCCACGGCCGCGCCGCCATCCGCCATGTAGACGGCGGCGACGCCGAGGTGCTGGAAGCAGGCGTCGATGGCGCGGCTGAAAGGGTTAGCCACGTCACGACGTGGTGAGCTTCACCAGCACGCCCGGCCGGTGGCACATGGGCAGCGGGTTCGACTGCGTGTGCAGGTCCGTGCCGCGCTCGAACTTGCGCGGCTCCTGCTTGGCGTAGAGCGGCTGGCCCAGCGTGTTGGCCGTCTCGTTGAAGTCGGCCGGCGCGAAGTAGCTGGCGAAGGTCTCGACGGTGCCGAGCGGGAAGGCGTGGCCCTCGTTCGCCGCGATGAAGCGGCGCACGTTGCCGTCCGGGTCCGTGGCCTGGCCGCGGTACTCCTCGAAGGTGATGCCGCCGAAGGTGAAGCCCGAGCGCACGTCGTCCCGTAGCGCCGCCCCCTCCATCCAGCGCTCGTAGGCCTTCTCGACCTTGGCGTGGCTGGTTAGCGCGTCGAAGAACTCCGGGCTCACGAGCGCATAGACCCGGGTCATGAACTCACCGCGCAGGTTGTCCTCGATGTGGCGCAACACCTCCATGCACTTGGCCTTGACGTTGGTGCCCGCCGTGCCGAGCGCGAAGTCCACCGTCTTCGCCGTGATGCCGAACTCGGCGTAAAGGTCGTAGAGGGTGGAGCCGTCGGCGTCGAGGATCACCCCCTTGAGCGCGCCCATGCGCAGGTGCTCGAGGGTGATCGAGTGCTTGTTGCGCATGGACTGGAGGTGGTCGGTGATGACGTTGGCCAAGGCTTCGGTCTCGTTCTCGGAGCCGAAGGCGCGGATGCCCTGCACCTCCTCCGGCAGCACCACGTCGTCGTGGGGGATGTGCGGCACGGCGAAGCTTCGGAGCTTGCGCTTGCCGCGCTCTCCCACCGTGCCCGGCGAGCCGACCGGCATGGTCGGCAGCAAATTCAGGACGCCGTTCCGCTCCTCGATGGCGATCTGGCGGAAGCGCACCGGCTTCGCCGGCATCAGGCCCAACTGCTCCAGCCGGCCGTAGGTGTTCGGCAGGATGTTGATGGCGGCCGTCAGCGCCGTCATGTTGAAGGCCGGGGCGTCGAAGGGGTTGTTCATGGCCATAGTGGTCCTCCTTCGGCGCCGGCATTCCGGCGCCGATCAAGTCGGGGTTGCGAAAAAGGGGTTAGGGGCTCAGGCGCCCTTGCGGACGAGGATGCCGCGGGCCTCGAGGTCGTCGAGCGCCGCTGTTTTCTGCGCGGCCGTGACGCCGGTGGGCCAGACGATGGCATCATCGGCGAGGATGGCGTCGCGGACGACAGTGAAGCTCTCGGCGTCGGTCCCGTCCGGCGCGATCACGTCTGCGCCCATGATCCCATGGGCTTCGTGGGTGCCGTCGACGGCGGCGGGATCGAGCGCGACGACCTTGCCGTCGCCGGAGACGTCCACGGTGAACTTGTCGCCGACGATGAAGTCGGCGGCGCCGTCGGCGATGGTCAGGTTGACGTGGTCGCCCGCGTAGGCCTGCCCGACCGTCAGGTCGGGGAGCACGTAGCCGCTGGGCGTCAGCACCTGGAAGGTGCCGGCGTTGACCGCCGCGGCGACGCAGGTGAGCGTGTAGGTGCCGACCTCGGCCTGAGCCCCCAGCGC